CGCCTCGCGACTACAAGTGGATGCGGAAGATCATCAACGGGACCGACAAGGACGATCTGATCGCTGACCATGCGGTTAAGTTCGAAGTCGCCCTGAACGCTGGAGTCTGGTCATGAGGTGGTTGCTGGGTCTGGATACGGTCGTGCGCCGCGTGGTGGTGCTGGGCGCGCTGATCTGCCTGCTGCTGGTGATCCTCCTGACGGTCGGCTTCTGCCGGTCGCGAGACGCTGTGAACGAAGAGCGCGCGGCGACGACGAAAGCAGAAGGCCGCACCGTCTCGGCCGTCGAGGCGATCGAACAAATCAATGACCTGGGCGAGCGATCGAACGCGACCGACGCCGAAGTGGAGAGCGCGACCAATGCCATACGTCAAGCCGATCCTGCTGACCGCGATCGCGTATTCCGCCATCGCGTCTGCCTCCTGCAGCACCGCACCGACTGTGACGGGCTGCTCTGAGCTTGCTCGTGGTGTCCTCACGACACCGACGCCCTATCCCGCGCTGAACGCTGAGACCGATCCTCTGGTTTATGGGGCCGAGGCAACCGGCGCCCTGACGAAAGCGAACGACGACAAGCGGACGGGTTTCGCCATCATCAACGGGTGCGAGAAGCGAGACGCTGAGATCGTCGCCAAGCTGAACCGGCCGTTCTGGCGTCTATGGTGAACCTGCGCTATAAGCGAAGCAGCACGTCGCGATGACGCTGGGAGCCTACCGATGACCGTGACTGTGACCACGATCGACCAAGGACCGTTCACCGCTACGGGCCTGGCCCAAACGGTGGGCTACACCTTCATGACGCTGACCGATGAGGAAATCTCGGTCTTCTATGATGCTGGCGACGGTCGGGTTGAGATTGACCAGGCGCTCTACACCGTCAACCGAAACAAAAACGTAGACGGATCCGCTAAGGAGGGCGGGTCTGTCGTGCTTCAAGTCGGTTCTGCGCCGGCGGCGTCAACGGTGTTTCTGCGGGCCAATCCTCGCGGTGATCGCGACATCGTTTGGAGTGATACGGGGTCACGGCTCAAGAACCTGAACGAGGAGGCTGATCGTCAGACTCTCCGCGCGTTGGTCCTGGCTGAATTGATCGGCCGCGCTCTGATCGTGGCGCCCGGTTCTGTGGCTCCGTCTGCTCAAGACGTGATCGATGCGGCCCAGGCCGTTGCGCTGAAGGCGAACAAAGACGGAAGCGGCATGTCGCCGTTTCAGGCTGCTTCATTCCTTGCGGCAATAAGCGGTCTGCCTCTGGACGCTTCGGGTGCGACCCTGGAGGCGCCCGACAACATTCCATATCAGGCGGCTGGGGGGCTTGTCCGGTCTCTAGGCGCGAAGGCTGGGCAAGAGCAAAGGTCTATTTTCGACTTCGCATCCCCGTCACGAACGGGCGCTCAGAACACGGCTGGACTGACGGCGGCCCTCGCCTCGGGCAAGTTGGTTCACACTGACGGTGCGGGGGGCGTGTCGTTCCCCATTAACGGACCCATCCCTGTATCGGCGGGGGCCGCTCTAATCGACCCTACGGGCAACTCTCAGGCCAAGATTGTCTGTGAGGCTGGGAACTACAGTATCTTCCAGCGTCAAGGCGCTCACACCACGATTAAGGCCATCGGCATCGACGCCACGCTGAATACGGCCGGTGCTGTGTTTGAGCATCAGATTTCCGGTGACATGGTAGAGACCCGCGTTAGCGACGTGCTGATTGAGGGTGCGTATCAAATCTGGAAAGAGACGTTCTCCAGTGGAAAGTCTTTCAGAACCTACCTTTCCAACGTCAAGGCCTTGAAGCAGCGTGGACCTGGGTATGTGATGGAGCATGAATTTGCCTTCACGTATCTGGATGAGCTTTGCCTTGTTGAATACCTGAACGGCGCCAGCCCGAACCATACCGCGTTCTATTACGACGGTGCGATTCCTGGCCTCATGGGGGCTGGAGGCGGTCTTCACCTCGGCCTTCAAATCGGCGGCTCCAAAGCGATTTCTGCCACTTCGGCTCAGAAGGGCTTTATCATCAAAAATACCGGAGGCGTGTGGTTCCGTGGGGCGAGGGCCGATACCCTTGGGGGCGAAGGCTGCTTGATTGACACTTGCAACAATGTCCATTTCGAGAGCTTTGAGGCCGCTCTTAACGATGGAACTCAGTTGCGGATCAAAGACAGCTCATTCATTTTCGGTAGTGGAATGATCGCTCTACGCGGCCGAAACGATCAGACCACCAAAACTGCAGATGTCGACAATCTGGTCATTCAGGGGGCTGGGTCTGGCTTCATGACGTTCCCCTCTGGAGTTGTGTCGCAGGAGGCAACCGGCCACGGCGCATTGATCGATGGCGGCTCGGTTGTTTTGATGAGCGAATACGTCGGCAAGTCGAACACGAAGCGTGGCATCCGCACGACATCGAACGTCAGCATCTTTGTAAACAAGGGCGGCGCTACGTTTGGAAACGCTGTTGGGAACTATGATCTCGCCACCGCGAGCCACCATTTGCGCGACATTGTTCTTGAGTCGGGCGCTCTCGTGAACGGGGTCGGACCTAGCACCCTCTAGGTCTGGATCTCTGCCGGTCAGTCATTGAATACCTCGATCACGATGCTGTCGGCCTTCCGATAGACACGCCACACGCCGGGTCGGCCGGTTCGTTCGCATCGGCCAGCGCGAACGGCAAGGTAGCCGACGATGATCCTAAGCGCGGTCAGCATTGGCTTGCTCCGCTGCATAGGCTTCGTCGCGCTTAGCGATCTCGGCGGCTAGGGCGTCGATCTCGGCCTCGCGCTCAGGGTTGTCGTAGGTCGTGCCGCTCTGCTCTTGTCTTGTGGCCCATTTGCAGTTGTTCGGCTCGTAGCCGAGATCGTTATCAATCCGTTCTATGGTGTGCTTTTGCGTCGGCTTTTCTCCCATATCCTTTAGGAACACGGAAAAGTCGGCGGTCCATTGGTCGCAGATCTTTATCCCTCTACCTCCGTAATCCCTAAACTGACGGTGATTTGGATTGAGGCATCTGTCCTTCATTCTGCTGTAGCTTACATATTCAGGAGTAAACTTACCGCCAGAAGTTGCGCCATGCGTCTTGTTAGAAAGAGATGAATGTTCTCTTCGATAGCATCCGCAACTTGATGTTCTTCCGTTTTTTAGAGTTGCTCCGCGCGCGATTTTTTGTGTTCCACAGTCGCAAACACAAAGCCATCTGGTGTGAAAATCAGGGCTTTCGCTGCGTGATATGACGACCAATCGGCCAAAGCGTTTTCCGACCAAATCGTCAGGCTTTGCCATTACGGTTTCCCTTCTTGCTGCAAAAGAGTGCCGGGAGCGACACCGATCATCCCTGCTATTGTCTCCAAAATAGCAGACTTCGATGCTTGAAACTCACTTTTCTGCATCGACCGCCGCGACTGGCTCTTGGCCTTGCGGACGACGACCACGCCACCGCGGACGACGGCGACGGCAAACTCGTCTTCGCCCTTGGCGAAGTGCGCGACGCGAAGCGCGGCGGCGTGTGATCCGACATCAAGGATCACCTCGTGATAGAACCCGGCCATGATGAGGGCGCGCTTGCGAAGGTGCTCGGGCGACGGGTATTCGTCGGCCAGCTCTTCGGGCAGGTTGAGCCATGCCTCGCGGACCCAAGCGAACTCATGCTTGTGCGTCTGGTCGGATCGGTGCTCAACCGGCGCCAGAAGATAGTCAGCGCCATTGTCGAAGCGGGACGCGGCCAGCTTGGGCCATTTGGCGATCATGGCGCCGGTGGCTTCGTCCCATGTGAAGAGTGTTCCGTGGGCCATCAGGGGAGATCCGCGGCGTTACGGTTGACGTAGGCGTTGCGAAGCTGGCCGACGGTCCCGCGCACGTCGATCAGAAAATCCTTCACCGCGCATTCGATCATTTCGATCATGGCGTCGTCTCGGTGAACCCGTTTGATGAACAGGCGCATTGCCGCATCCTTCATGCGGGAATCGTACGAGACATAATCCCACCAGGCGCGGCCGGTGCAGGCCATGTTCCACTGAATCTGCTTCAAATAGCCGGCGTCGATCGCCTTGCCCTGAAGTGTGTCGATGTGGGTGGTCGAGTCGGGACATTTGATCTCGACCCCTCCATCTTCTCCGACCAGGCCGTCAGGGCTTGCGCCCGACATGTCAATGGTGGGGTGGTCGATGAAGGCGACCTGATCGACGAAGGTTCCGGTGTGGTATTCGTAGGCCTCGCGCGCGCTCGCCTCGACCTCGTTGCCTCGCTCCATAGACGCGCTCTTGAACCCTTCCGTTGGAACGCCAGTCAGACGTTCAGCGACAAGCTGTCGAGCGTATGAGGCGCGGGACTTTCCTTGTCCTTGGGCCATGACATCCGATATGCGGCTGGCCGTCACCTTGCCGCACCGCATCTGCCGCCACTCGGGGGAGCCTTGCACGATCATTGTGCAGGCTCACGGATTTGGCGGGCGCGCTCTTTCCACGCCTTCATAACCGTGTCGGCGTCGTTTCGGTCCAGCTTCTGAACGATAGGATCGTTCTTCTCCCGCCATGCCGTCAGATCTTCAAGGCTGTTGCAGGCGTCAATCAGGTCGATCGCAGCTTGGGCGGCGCCCGATATGGCCGGGGCTTCGCTGGTTTCGCCGTCGTCGTCTCTGTCTGTGGTTGCCAGTCCGAGCGCCAGCTTCAGGGTGTATCGCTGCAGATAGGTGGTCGTCGACCCGATGGCCTGAATGCTGTTCTTCTTGCCGCTATCGTCGGCGCCGGCGTTCAGTGATGTCTCTTCAGAGAATCCGTCACGGTGAGAAAGCACGCAGGTGACGGTGATGCGGCCGTTCTCCTGTGTCGCCTTGTAGCGGTAGGACAGGCCGTGCTTGTTCAGAATGGGGTCGACGACGCGGGCGATCTCGCCAAGCGTCTCATGCGAATAGCTCGTGGTTTCGCCTGTCCGCTTAGAATCGAACCCAACCTGCTTGTTCTTGGAGATCGGCGGGATCTCGCCTTTGGCGAGCGATACGGCACTGTCGAACGCTTTTCGCGCCTGTGTGGCTTCCCATCGCTCCTGAAGCCCCATCAGCTTCTCCAGCGTTTCGATGCTGGCGCCGCTCGCCACGGCTTGGGCGACCATCGCCATAGGTGTCATGGCGGTGCTGGCCACGGGTTCGAACTGAACGATCTCTGCGGTCTTGGTCATTGGATCTTCCTGTTGTTCGGTCATAATCTTGTCCTGTCGATGCGTCGAAATCGGTCGTGCGATTACCGAACGCGGGCCGAACGGTCAGCATAGAAGCGGACCCCGGCGATCGGCTTGATCGTTCCGGCATCCTTACCCATGCGCTTTGCTGCGGCGACATACGCGCGAATGGCTTTCTCGATCTCAGCCTGGCCGAAGTAGGGTCCAAGATCACCCATCGCGGCGCGCATGGCGTCGTTGTCGGTCACTTCAAATGCCAGTGTCGTCGCGCTGGTAACGGTTCCGCCGCTCGTTTGCGTCCGAACCAAGTCCGCGGCCGATCCGGTCGAGACGCGATCCAGCTTGTCGGCTACGGCCTGGCTGTCGAGCGCGCTTTCCATGATCGTCTCAGCGACATCGGCCATGCCCGTTTCGATTGCGGCTGCTGCAGCCATGCGGCGGTCAGCTTCCTCACGTTCCAGCTTCGCGGCCTGGGCGGCCTTCAGCCGTTCGGCCTCTTCAACGCGGCGATTGTGAGCGTTGATCCGGTCGAGCGCGACCTTGGACGTGGCGTCGAGCTTCGTTTGGCGGGGGGTGAACAGGCCCTGGACTTGCTTGGCGGCCTCGTCGTAGCGCTTTTTCTCGGTCGTGCGCGCTGTCTCCAGGCCAGCCTTGGCCGTTCGCGCGTCCTTGACGTGCTTCGCCAGCCGCTCAAGGTCAGCCGGGTCATACGTCTTGTCGCTGTCGGCCGGGAGCGGCGCCGGAAGCGCGGCTTCAGCGTTCAGGACTTCGGTCGCGGTTACGAACGCTTCCTTGTGCTTGTTCGCGATGGCCTCTACATCGACCAGGGGCGGGTTGTTCGAAAGGTGAATGTGGGTGTCGGTCATTTTCGGGCTCCAAAAACTCGGTTGATCTGCGCCATCGCCTCATCCAGCGCTGCTTGCTTGGCGGGGGAGAAAGGCTTGACGACTCGGGGCGCGGGCGGGCCGTAGGGTTTCGGATTGCTCAAGTGTCCCCATCCCATGCGCCGCGCGACGCCTCGCGTTCCCAGCTCAGAGAGCAGGTCGTCGGCTTCTGAAGCGGTCATATCGTTCATTCCCTCAACGGCCCCACGCCGTTTGTGCAATCACATTGACACCATCCAGAAAGGCGCGTCAAGCATGAAAACGAAACAAATATCACCGTTGACACGACTAGCTGGTTTCACCATCAATGCGGCATGGAACAAATCGTATGCCCCGAAGTGGTCGAGTTACAAGCGAGGATTTTCGCGCACCGACTGAAGCTTCCCGCCGTGCTGAAGCGCGCTGGCGTTCACCGTTCATCATGGCACAGGTGGTCACATGGCGGCGACGTTCGCAACAGCACCATCGCCAAGATGCGAACAGCTATTGACGACATGATCGGAGAGCGGCATCTAGCGAACACGCCGGTGCCGTTCCCCACGTTCGAACCGGAACAGGCCGCGTCGCTTGCACCCTCAGACGACGCGGCCGACTAACCCATGACAGCATCAGCTCGTGGCCTATTCCGAGCGACCGGCAAGAAAGCGAAAGCGGTTCCTGTCCGTCGGCTTGATGGCACATACGAAAAATCTGACTTCTTGGAGCGTGAAGCGGACGACTTCTATCCGACGCCACCTGAACCCACACTCGCGCTGCTTTCTGTCGAGGGCAATCGTATGCTTGATTTTCCGGTTGTGTGGGAGGCGGCTGCTGGTGACGGGGCAATGGTTCGACAAATGCGGGACTACGGCTTGACCGTAGTAGCTTCGGATCTTGTTGACCGTGGTTGTGGTGCGACGATTTCTAGCTTTTACGATTTCACGTCGGACACCGCCTTAGCGAAGGCTATCGTCACAAACCCCCCGTTCAATCTGTGCAACGCTGATCCTGGCTGGGTTCGTCACGCGCTGTCGACTCTTGGTGTCGACTACATGGCTCTGCTTCTTCCTGTAAACTGGATGGGGGCGGTGACACGAGGTGCATTGTGGGCGCAGTTTCCTCCTGCTCGCGTCTATCTCATGCGCTGGCGTATCGACTTCACCGGGCAGGGCGCCCCGCCCATGCTCAACGCATGGTTCATCTGGGACAAGGCGCATGAAGGCGAAACGATCCTTCGGATGCTGGATCGCAAGGATGCGCGGCAAGGCGAACTGTTGTGACCTGGCCTCCGAAACCCCGCGCACCGTCGGCGCCGAAGAAACACCGCGCGCACGACGAAGACGACCTGCAGGAATCCGTCGTCGCGTTCCTTGACCTGGCGCTTCCGGCGCAAGCTGGCGTGTTCTGGTCTGCGACTCTCAATGGCGTCCGCGTGACGAAGAAAAGCGTCGGGCGCCTGACAAAGCTGGGTCTGCGACGCGGCGTTCTGGATCTGGTGTTCATTCCGCTGGAAGGGCCGCTGAAAGGCCTGACCTTCTGGATCGAGCTGAAGACCGCCACCGGGCGTCCAACGCCAGAACAGACGAAGATCGTCGAGGCGCTTGGCCCTGGTCGAGCCTGCTTTGCTCGATCGGTGGTCGAGGTTCAGGACGCTCTTCTAGGGTGGGGCTTTAATCTGAGAGCGAGGGTGTAGGATGGGCGCTCAACTTTTTGAGTTTCCTGTGGCTGTCGTCAGTACATTCGACGAGGCGTGGAAGGCCAGGCAAGGGGCCATGAAGACGCGCGGCTATGGCTACGACAAGACGCGCGACATTTGGAACAAGGAAGCCAAGCGGGTCGGGGGTCACGATATGCTGCTGGCGGCGCTCAAGCGCTTCCTGCGCGAGAAGCCTGAGAAGGACGGCTACACGCATCCAGGCCTTTCCGTGTGGCTCAATCAGCAGCGATGCGATCACTGGCTGGAAGCTGTTGAGAAAGAGGTCAAGCGCGCGTCGGTCGAGGAAAAGCATCCGTTCCCGCATGTGCGTTCAGCGCTGATCGACCGTCTGGGTGAGCCGTTCGTTCGATCCTATGTGGATCCGGCTCGCATGTTTTCGGATGGTGATCGCATCCTCATCACGCCAGCGACCGACTATGGGCGCCGCAAGCTGGAAGAGGCGAAGGGCGCTCTGAAGGCGGCGGGGATATTTGGAATGCGGTTGAAGGGTGAGGGCGGCGAAAAATAGCGCCGCCCTCGGTCTATCAGCTGGTCAGCTCTTTCACGGTCCACATGACCGATTCCTCAAGAGCCGTGAAACCGAGTGAGCGATAACGCCCAGGCTTCACTTTTTCGAAGAGTGCTTCCAGTTCGGAAGCCTTTGCCTTGATTTCGTCGTGCAGCGCCTTCTCTTCGTCAGTGAGAGCGCGGTACTTGGGACGAAAACGCGAGACGACAGCGTTCACGTCGTCGGATTGGCGGCCGTCAGGCTCGCCCTCAAACACATTAGCCATTTGAAAGCCCTTCTGTTCAGGCGTCGCAGGATCGCGACGATCTGAGTGTGGCGCTTGACGAAACACCGCGCAAGGGAGCATTACCAAAAGCGAAGGGCGGTCCCGCCAAGGACCGCCCCTCAAAATCCGTGTAGCCGCACGGATCGCGAAAACGCTCGGTTTTGTAGCGCGCTCGCTTTCCCAAAGCAACACGGCGTTGACGTAAAACCGGGGCTTCCGGTGCGGTCCGCCAGCGCACGTCATCGTAGTCGGCCTCGCTGGGGGAGTCTGCGCATGAGGCAAGCCTAGTCCGTATGACCAAAGGGCGCGCAGCGGATCGGGAGATTGATCCGAATAGTAGTGGTCTGGTTTCTGGCGGTCCCGCCAAGGAACTGTCCGTAGGCGGGGGCTGGCTCCGAAGGGTCTGGCAACATCGCACTCGGTCACGGGACGCCTCTCGATGCTTTTAGCTCGGGAGTGTCGTCCTTTGTCCGAAAACGAAGGCTTCACCAAAGGGTCTGAATCAAATGAGCAAGACGAAAACAGTCAGGCGACAGAAAGCGAGAATCCGGCGCGGGGGCAAATCGGCCTGTTTCGTCTATGGTTTGCGCTCTGAAACCGGCGCGATTGTGTATGTCGGCCAAACTCGGTGCGCCCTGGATGTGAGGATGAAATATCACCTCAAGGCGGCTTCACGGTCTGGCTCTCCGATTCAGAGGTGGATGGCCGATAACAAGGCAGAAATCGTGATGCTGGTTTCGTCGGCGGTTTGGGATGTGGACGAGATATTGACGATCGAGAGGCTTCGCCTTCGCGGAGAGCCTTTGCTGAACGTGCTTCGCGGCGGAAATGACCGACGAAAATAGTGTGTTGACAGGCGAAAGAAATGGGTGTCAATCTTGTTGCACAGAGCGACGTGGGGTCGCAGAGGGAGAACACCGTGAAGGGTTCACAACATCTTTTCTCGCTGGCGCTGACTTCGGAATCGGTCACGCGCATGGCTTATCACACAGATGCTTTTGCTGTTGCAGGTGTCGCGTCTCTATCCGAACCAAACATGGTCCGCTTGCTTGAGGCCTGTGATACTCTGGCCTCGATCGTCGCTGAAATCCGTGCGGCTCGTGAGGTGCAATCGTGAACAGGCATTATCAGCACATTGGGCCGTCGCCGGTTGACGCTGAGCGCATGGCGGACAAATCCTATCCCGACTTTCAGCAGATCGTCGCGGATCACAACCGGCCGTCGGTCGGTGACTTCGCCCGCGTCGGAACAATCTTTGCCATCGCTGCCGCCATTGTGGTCGGCGCCGTCTATTCGCTGTTCTGGATCCTGACGTGAGCATCGACCTGAAAACCGATGACCTGGCGGGCAAGCGGCTGGCCGAAGCGGTGAGCCGCAACGCGAAGATCGCGAAGATCGTCGAGACGGTCAGCAATCTTCACGCAGTTCGCGCCAGTGTGATCCGATCGCCTGGAAAGCTAGTTCGGCGCCCGCATGTCGTCCTTGCCCGCGCCCATGCGGCCTGGCTGATGGCGCAAGACGGCATCCGCAAAGCGCAAATCGGCCGCGCGCTAGACTGCGATCCGTCGGCGGCGCACCGCGGAATCCGACGCTGGGAAGACTACAAGGCCGGCCGGCGCGACAAGGCGACTGAGGGTCAGGTCTGGCAGGTGAAAGCCAAGGTCGAGCAAGGCGCCACGGTGAACGACGCATGCGCTGAGGTCGGCATTGCGCGGAGCAAGTACGATTCCCGCGCCACCACAATGAAGTTGGAAGGAAAGCTTTGATGTCTGACCAGACCATCACATCGCCCGCAGAAATCATGGAGTGCTTGCGAGCGCTTCCCGATCATCTTCAGGCGCACAACCGTCGCTTCTATGTCGAAGCCGTCTCCGACGAGACAAAGGTCCCGCTGGTCGAGTACTTCCTCGCTGAGGCCGAAGCTGAGGCCGAAGCGCAGGTTTGGGCCAAGCGCCAGGGCGCGGAGGGGTTCTATCCGCCGCGCGACGGCGGACACCCTATCGCCTTTTCATTCAAAAAGGGGTCGGCGCCGGCGCAAGGCGGCGCGTGGGGCTTGGCCGGGCGTAGCTATGTCGCTCGTTCGGGCTATGTCGCCATGTATCTGACGAAACGCCCGGCCGGTAAAAAACTGAAGGCCGAGATTGAAGCCCTGCCGGCCTTCCCGCGCCGCCGCGCCGCAATGGAACACCTCGGCGCGATCACCGATCTTCGAACCAAAAACGGATCGGGTGGGGTCGGCTACAGCGACGGAAAGATCCATTTCTCCGTCCCGTTTGAGGTGGGCGGCCGCTATTTCATCAGCGCGGTCAACCACAACTACGACATCGCTCGGGCCGTTGATCAGGCCGTTGAATACGCCGGCACTGAGAACGAGCAGTACGGTCCGTCACTCGACTATCGGGATGACCCGATTGCTTGGCGGCCGGGTCTCGGCTGGGCTTTCCTGTCCAAGACCGAGATCGACTTCATCATCGCCGAAGAGAACCTGCGTCGTGCCATTCTCCGCGCCCAATCGGAGGCCCGCGCCACCGGAGAAGACAGCCCCGCAAACAGCCAGCCCCAGGATTCACGCGCATGACCGCGACCCAAGCCCCCACACCCGGCCCGCTGAGCGGGTCGGAGAGCGAGACCGTCTTCGATGGCGAGGCGCATGATTTGGTGCAGACCGCTCAGGCCCTAGCCATAGCGATTGAGCGTGTGCCGGACTGGCTGATGAACGATAATCTGCTCACCGCTCATTGCCACGCAGAAGTCCTGATCGCGGACCTTCCGGCCGCCCTCCACCCCCAACCGAGCGGAGAGACGCGGGAGCATGGTCCGAAGTGCTGGGGAAAGACCTCAGCATCTGACGAAATGGCGCATTGCTACTGCGGATCGGAAGACAGTCCCCAACTGCGGGAGGCGGTTCTAAAGGGCGTCGGTAAGATCAACGGCGACGGCTGGAAGGACACCACGACCGAGGGCGAGGTCGTCTTCGTTTGGAACGCAGAAAAGCCGACGCCCTATGCGCCGGGTCAATACCCGCGCGTCGGAAACGAGGGCTGGTCCGCCAGCACGTCGCAATACGACTTTACGCCTGCAACGGCTAAGGATGTTCCTTCCATCCTTGCCCTCCTATCCGCCCGCCCCCTCGCCTTGGGCGGCCAGCACAGCGGCGGGGAGGAAAGCCAATGACACCGCAAGAAATCATTAGCGACGAAGAGATCGCCCACGTCCACGGCAACGCCAACTTTGGCGCGATGGACCCGCGCGAAGTGGTCAACGACGGCGTTCGAAAGACAGCTGTCGGCTATCATTGCGGAAGCACCCAGCTTCATATCCTCAGGGATCACGGTCTGGTGACGAAACCTCGTGCCGGTTCTTCCGCCACTGACCTGACCAAGAAGGGCAAAGCCTACGCCCGATCTATCTATCGGGACACAACCCCCGCCCGAGCCGAGGCCCAGTCCGATGATCTCCGCACAGCCTGTCAGGCCGTGCTGGACGATTACCAGACCAGCGACGCGCACCACCCCGACCATGTTCTGATCCGGCGCACTGACTTTGAGCGCATCAAGGTTTTGGTCGAAGCGCCTGTAGTCGTTCAAGCCGCGCGGGATCTTGTTCGACAGGCCCATGAAATCTTGCGATCAGGCAACCCTCCGTTTTCGGCTAGAGAGGTCAATGCGAGAGGGAAACTGCGAGATGCGCTGAATCCCGATCGTGCCCGAGCCGAGGCCCAGGACGAAGGGGCGGCGAAATGACCGATTTGTTTGGACGCACTGAGGTCAGACACCAAAGTCAGATGGACCCACGCGACAATAAGTTTCACGTCGGCAACGGCGAGGACGGAAAACACTATTGGCTAACACCGTGGTCGGATCCTGCTTTTGTCTCGTTGACGGCCCGATACGGACCTTTTGACTTCGATCCTTGCCCGTATCCGAAGCCGGACGATTTCGATGGCCTGAAAGAAGCCCTCGCCGCCCTACAGCAGGAGAAACAGCCGTGAGCAATGAATGGAAAGTAGGACAAGACGTTGTGATTGTAGAGGCGCGTCACAACGGCGAAATCAAAACAGAGGACAGCGTCATTACAAAGGTCGGTCGCAAGTGGGTCACTGTCGGAGAAGGATGGCAGGAGCAGCGTTTTGACTTTGACGGAATGTCGGAGCGGGATTGGGGTTATAGGCCAAGAATGTGGTCCTCCCGAAAGGCCTTTGAGGCCGAACAAGACCGACGTGCATCTTGGCGAGAACTGACATCCCACACCAAGAGCCATTACCCGCCAAAAAACCTCTCTGCGGAGGCCATGCGCGCCATCATTGAGGTTTTGACCAAGGACACGCCCCAATGACCCAGACCCCTACCGATGCGCTGCGCCTGGTGCCGAGACGGGCCGTGTATGATTGGCTTCGAGACGATGTTCCGCTGAACGTCAAAATGACGGTCATGCCTCATCATATCGATGCGCTGATGGATCGCCTGTCCAAAGCCGCCCCCGCATCGCCGCTGCCAGGGGGCGGGTGGCAGGACATCAGCACCGCGCCGAAGGATGGGACGCATTTCTTGTGGTGCCGTCTGGACGATATGGACGGCAACGCCGGAATGCACGTGGTGTTCTGGGACCACGGAGAGTTTCGATACGCCAGCGATCATGAGAAGTTCGTAGGCGATCCCGTTGATAGTTGGATGCCGCTTCCCGCCGCCCCGACAGGTGAACCGAAATGACCGACTTCACCATCAAGCAGCGCGAGATGATTTGCGCATCCGACCCCGATGACGTGACCGGCGAAGAAGGGTGTGGCGTCGAGCTTTTCAGTGGCGCGCATTACGCTACCGCCAAGAGCCTTGAGCGGCGTGGATATGGTCACGTCCAAGGCCCGGGCGGTCCACTTCCCGGCATGTATTGGAACAACTCGACCGGCCTGACCGCCCGTCAAGACATTCTGGACGGTGACGCATGACCATCGACCTAGACGCGCTGGAGAAGCTGGCGGATCGCTGCTCGTTTGGTGATCCGTGGTATACGGAAGAGAACCTGCTCGGACGACAAAACTTCGGGCAGTTTCTCCCTCAAGATCGGGCCTTCATCGCAGCCGCCAACCCCGCCACCATCAAAGCCCTGATCGCTGAACTGCGGGAGGCTCGCGGACATTTGGCGCGGTGCGTTGAACTTGTCCCCGAACCTGGCGCAATCGATGCTGCCGACGCCTTCAATGGGAAGGGGGAGGGATGAGCGCCGTTCGTGGCGCCATGACGCCGGCGCGTATGAAGCGCATATGGGAACGAGAGAACGGTATCTGCTGGTTCTGCACCAAGCCTGTGCCAATGCGCGGCGGTGATCAGGTCCGATACGATCACCGGATCCCCGTTGAGATCAGCCAGGACGACAGCGATGAAGGCATATACCCTATTCATCGCGAGCCGTGTGATCGGCTGAAGACTGCGGCGGATCAGGCGCGCATTGCCAAAACCCGGCGCATGGCCGGCGAGAAGGGTCAGGCTGCGCGGCGCCAAAAGCGCGGCGGATCGTCGATCAAGTCGGCCGGTTTCCAGAAGGGCGGGCCGAAAAGAAAGATCCCGTCGAGGCCGTTTGGTCGTTGATCTGTCCATACAGCGGGTGTAGATACAGAGAATGAGCAAAAAGCCTTTCCAGCTACGCCTTGACACCGATCAGCTCGACCGCCTCGCGCGCGTCGCGGCGACGATGCAAATGTCGAAAACGGAGATCGTCGAGGCCGGCATTAACATGCGCCTCGATCTGCTTGAAGGGTATTCGGCAATGGACAAGGGGCCGCCCAAGAAACCGAAGGGCCGGGCCGTCACCATAGTGGCCGGCGAAGTGGTTTCTTCAAAACCTCTTTCGGCACTGAAGCCAAAAGCCAAAGGTGCCAAGACGGTGAAACTGACGGGCGGCGCTATCGCTCGCAAGCCGATCGGCTGGGATGCGGCTGGCGATCCGATTTACAGGGGGAAGTGATGACTGATCGCTGCGACCTGAAGCCTGGTGACGACGTGACGCTGTGCAAGCGCACGGCATGGACCGACAAGGCGCCTCGCTGGATGTTCTGGCGCGACCGTGTGCCGTCGAAAACGGCCGGGCCAAAGTACGGTGAGGTGTACAAGGTCACGGAGGTGGGAATCGCTCGCGCTGACAAGCTCGAATGGCTTGACGAGGATCTTGTCGTCATCAAGGTCGAGGGCTTCACCGATTGGTTCTCTCATATCAACTTCCGCAAAGTTCAGCGCCGCGACATCGGCACCTGGCTGAAGACCGCCGTCGGCAATACCGACAAGATGGACCGATCGGCACGAGATAAGGTGAAGGCGTGACCGACAAGCCCGTACATACAGACCCTGACGCTGATCTGGCTGGCCTGAACGCCCGCGAGAAGGCGTTTGTGCTGCAGTACATCATCTGCAATCGGAATGGGACGAAGGCCGCAACAGCAGCTGGTTACAGCGCCAAGACGGCGGCTACTAAGGCCAGTCAGCTATTAAACAAAGTTCAGATAAAGGACGCTATCCAAAAAAGGATTAATGCGACCTTCCGCGCGATGCATATGGACGCTGATGAGACCTTGGCGCTGCTGGCCCGTCAGGCTCGCTTTTCGCTCAAGGGCCTAATCAAAGTCGTCAATGGTGCGCCAGTCGTTGACCTTGAGAACGCCACCCAGGATCAGCTTGACGCGCTCGCTGAGGCGTCGCTGTCTGAAACGGGTGTGCTGAAGATCAAGGGGCCGAACGTGCTTGGCGCGCTGACCACGCTGGCCAAGATCCAAGGCCTGATGAAAGATCAGGTTGAGGTGACGGTGGCTGAATCCGCGGCCGACATCATGCAGGCCGCATTTGAACGCTCGCGACAGGCGCGGGCGAAACGAGAGGGTGAAGGCAATGATTGAGAAGACGATCTATCGGGCGTGTGTTGACGCCATGAATGACGCGCAGGGCGAAAACGAAGGCATGGCTTCGCCAGAACACATTGTCACGACCGTGCTTCAAACTGTGATCGACCTGACGCCATCGCCGCGCACCGTCGACGAGTTGACCTGCATTCTGCGCGAAGCAGATGCGTCCGCTTCCTGAGCAGCATCTAGCCGCCGAGCGCACGTGGAACGGCCTGAAGGCCGGCAAGACTCTTCACGATATGGCGCGCCGAGCAAACCAAGAGGGTGATGAAATGTCCAATGACCTAGGGCGCGTTACAGCCATAGAGGTGATGCGCTTTGTCGCTGATGCTTATGGGACGACGGTCGAGCATCTGAGGGGGCCGCGGCGCTCGAAGGAGTACACCTATCCTCGGTTCTCTGCGATCCACTGTGTGCTGGAGTTTTGCCCGCACCTAAGCCTTCCCATGGTTGGGGCGGCGTTCGGAAATCGCGATCACACCACGATCATGAACGCTCGCGAAAGAGCGGTGCAGCTGATCAAGACCGATCCCGAGTTCGCCCGGGTCGTCAATCAGACTGAAGCCGCCTTCTCTCCCCGTCAGGCAACACGTCTGGCCGCTCGCCTTCTCTACGTCGTGAAGAACAGCAAGGAAGCCCAGGCCGTCTATCGTGAGGCCAATGCGGCGGGCGTGGGTGAGGCTGTCGCTCGCAAAGTCAGGATGGGTAGCGCGTTTGAGTGACCGATCTCCACTATGCCGACCGCGTGTCCTGCAAGCGCAAGACCAAATACACCACCGAAGCCCAAGCGCGGAACGTCGGGCGCCGCGTCCTGTCGGAGAAGCATCAGCAGCGCGAGGCCGCGCCTGAACGCCTCTACCCATACCCCTGCGCCAACTGCCGCAAATGGCATCTGACCAAACAGGCCCAGCCGCACACCCTGCCGCTGACGCGCGTCTGGCTGATTGAAGGGGTGGTGTCGTGATCCGCGCCGGACACGTATATACGATGAGGCCCGGCGATCAGGTCTGTATATACGCTGGTCGACTGATCGTGGCTCACCCAAATCACTCGCCGTTCTTCATCGACCTGCAGACGCGCGAGCGGGTCGAGATCGAACTTGGCGACGCGGCGCATTCACTCGACTGGAAAACGGAGCTTGAGGGCATATGCAAATCCAACTGATAATCGCGCCTTTGATTGGCGCGGCCGCGTTCTTCTGCCTCATCATGGCGATGGCGCACGAGACGCACACCATCCCGACCCGGCGCTCAAAGCTCAATCGATCGGTGATGTGGTCATTCGGCGCGCTTGGTCTTATGATCCTCGCACTTGGTGCGCTCGGGATGGGTGCCTGACCGACGGAGGCCCGAGTGACCGAAGCCGAACAGCTCCGCACATACGCTGAGGCGCTGGCGTCCTTTCGGCACGACCCGTACGGCTTCGTCATGTGGGCGTTCCCGTGGGTCGTCGAGGGGACGGACCTGGCGAACGAGACGGGGCCGGATGACTGGCAGTTCAGCGAACTAGACGATCTCGGAAAGCACCTAGTCAAGGTGACCGACGACGAGACATTCCGGCCTTTCCGCTCCATGACGGCCAGCGGCCACGGCATCGGCAAGAGCGCGGAGACTTCCTTCGCCGTCATGTGGGCGCTGATGACGTGCGTGGATGCGCGCGGCGTGGTGACGGCCAACAGCGACACCCAGCTTCGAACCAAGACCTGGGCCGAGCTGGCGAAGTGGTGGATCTTGCACGTCGATCAGTTCCCGATCGCGGCCAAGGTCTTCAAGTTCACGAAGACGGCCTTCTTCGCCATTGAGCGCCCTGAGACGTGGCGCATCGACGCCATCCCGAACAACCCACAGAACCCGGCCGCGTTCGCCGGTATGCACAACGCCGGCAAGCGGGTGCTGATGCTGGTCGACGAGGCGTCCGAGATTCAGGATCCGATCTGGGACACGATCGAGGGCGCTTTGACCGACGAGGGGACGGAGCTGATCCTGCTCGGGTACGGCAACCCGACGAAGAACACCGGACGTTTCCGCGAAATGGTCGCCGGGCGCCAGCGGTCGCGGTTCCGCTCTCGCCAGATCGACAGCCGCAACGTCAAGCGGACCAACAAGGCCGAGATCAAGGAATGGGTGGAGGCCTGGGGAGAGGACAGTGATTTCGTGCGCGTCCGCGTCCGTGGCGTGTTCCCGCGCGTTGGCACGTCCCAGCTGATCGGGACAGAGTTGGTGCAGGGCGCCATGAGGCGCGACGCTGGATATGTGTCGGGCGATCCGCTGATCGCCGGGCTGGACGTGGCGCGCATGGGCGACGACGAAAGCGTCCTGCAGCCGCGGCGCGGTCGCGATGCGCGGACTATACCGGCGCTGCATTGGCGCGGGCGCGATACGGTCGACCTGGCCGGCGATGTCGCGCAATGGTGCAAGGACTTCCAGCCCGAAGCCCTGTTCATCGACATGGGGAACACGGGCGCCGGCGTCTTCGATCTGCTGACGCGCATGGTCAACAAGGACATCACGCGTCTGATCCCGGTGGACTTCGGCGGCGCGGGCGGCACGACCAACATGAACGGCGTGATCGCCCGGGTGGCGAACAAGCGCGCTGACATGTGGGTCAAGATGCGCGAGTGGTTGAGCGTCGGCGCGATCGAGAACGATCCGAACCTGGAAACGGATCTGACCGGCGTTCAGTACGGCTTCAAGGGCGCCGACGGTTCCGAAATCCTGCTGGAAAGCAAGAAGGCCATGAAGGCGCGCGGCGCGTCATCGCCGGATTGGGGCGACGCCTTGGCCTTGACCTTCGCTTATCCCGTCGCGGCGCGCACGGTTCACACCGCTGGCGAAAGGCTACAGTCTGCGTTAAAGAACCAAGGGGCGAGCAGCTTTGCTTCGCTCATGGACAACGCTTATTCGGATCTCGACTGATGTGCTCTGCGCCGAAAGCCCCCAAGGTCGAAGTTCCCGCGCGTCAGGCGCCTCGAATGCCTGACGGCCCGTCGATCGCCACCCAGGCGCAAGACCAGGCGCTTCGCCGGTCCTCGATCGCCTCGATGATCCTGACCAATCCGAACGGCATGGGTTCGGCGCCGACGGCCGGCAAGACCGTATTGGGGGCATAGGCGTGGCCAACATCACGAGCAAGGATCTCCGCGAGAAGCTGGAGCAGAACCGCACCGGCTTGGCGGCGCACCGCAAGCCGTGGGAGGCGGGGAACGAGGAAGTCGCGCGGTTCACGCTGCGCTTCCTCTCGCCGTATGTCTCTGGCCAGTCCGGTCGATCGCGCCAGAACAGCAACGGGCGGCAAGGCAACGGACCATCGTCCTCGACGGGCGGCATGGCGAACAACCGCCTGTTCAACAGTCACGCCCTGCGCGCGCACCGAACCTTGTCAAACGGCATGTCAAGTGGGATGAGTTCGCCGTCTCAGCAATGGTTCAAGTACGAATCCGACACTGAGACGAGCGCCTATCAGTCGGTTAAGGAATGGCTGGACACGGCGACTACGGTGGTCACCGACTTTCTGGCGTCGACCAATATCTATCAGGCCATGCAGTCGGGCTACAAAGAGAACGCCCTGTATGGATCGGAGGCGGGCCTATTCGTTCCTCACTGGCAATACGGCGCCGTGGCCTATCCCCTGACCTGGGGTGAGTATTGGATCGGGAGCGACGACGGCCTGCGGATCGACACGCTCTATCGCCATTCGCCCATGACTGTCGGTCAGGCTGTGTCGCGCTTCGGCAAGGACAAGCTGTCGAAGAATGTTCAGGACGCCTACGACAAGAACAAGCTGCAAGACATCGTGCCGATCATGCATGCGATCGAACCGAACGAAGAGCGGCTGTACGGCAAGATCGACCGCACGAACAAGCCTTTCCGCTCGATCTATTGGGAGGCCGGCGCCGACAGCGTGAAGGGCGACGCGGGCATCCTGGCGTTTGAAGGTTTCGACCGCAAACCGTTCTACACCCCGCGCTGGGAAACCGAAGGCCTGAACGCCTACGGCACCGGGCCGGGCTTTGACGTGCTGCCAGACGCGCGCAAGATCCAGCTTCAGGAAATGCGCCTGCAAGCGGCGATGGACTATCTGACCCGGCCGGCGCTGTCGGCGCCCGTGGGTTCGATGGAGAACGGCGGCGGTCTGGTTCCTGGGTCGATCACGTTCAGCGCGGCCACCGATCTGTCGGCGCGTCCGCAACCGATCTGGACGATGGACCCACAATCGGTGACCGTGATCGCGTCGGACATCGACCAACGCACGGCGCGCGCGATCAGCGAGGGCTTCTATGAGCCGCTGTTCATGGCGATCACTCAGATGCAGGGCGTTCAGCCGCGCAACATCGAAGAGATCGCTCGGCGCCACGAGGAGCAGCTTTCGCAGCTGGGTCCGGTCGTCGACCGCGTTCAGGTCGAGAAGCTGTCGGTCATCGTCATGCAGGCGTTCGACATGTGCGCCAAGCTGGGGATGCTGCCGCCCGTGCCGGATGAGCTGCAAGGGCGCGAGATCAAGATCAAGTTCACGTCGGTTCTGGCCCAGGCCCAGCGCATGATCGGCTTGGCCGGCATTGAGCGCGCCGTCGGCTTCGCCGGCAACCTGGCCGGTTCGGTCCCGACGATCCTCGACAACATCGACTTCGACGATCTGGTTCGCGACTATTGGGAGCGGGTCGGCGTTCCGGCCAAGACCCTGCGGGCGGTCGAGGATGTGCAGGCCGATCGTCAGGCGCGCGCCCAGCAAGAGCAGTCGGAGCGCATGGCGGCGATGGCCCCGGCGCTGAAGGACGTTGCTCAAGGCGCCGAACTGCTGTCTAAGACGGATGTGGGTGGAAGCTCTTTGCTTGAGGGCTTCCTGCAGCCGGGGGTGTGATGTCGCGAGAGTTTGATCCGATTGATCGGTCGTACCAGGATCTCGATCCTGATCTGGCCGATGCGCGTGAACGTGAGCGCGTTGCAGGCAATCGGTTTCGCAAGACGATCGAGGCTCAAGCCCGGCTCGATAGGAAAACCCTATCAAACAACCCCGCTTTCATAAGATGGCTCTTGTCAGAGCTGCTTCGCGCTGGCATCTTAGACCCGACCTTCCACGCGCACGAGGGGTCCACGCAATACCTTGCTGGATTCCGCGCCTTTGGTTTGGCGATGCTGAAAGACCTTGAGGCCGAAGATCCTACGATCATGGTCGCCTTGATGGTTGAGCGCACCAAATCACTAGAGAAGGCGAAAAATGACCGACACAACGACATCGACGACCGACCCGAATGAGGCGCCTGCCGCCGTCACGGCTGAAGTCGTCAACCCGCCCACTGATGCGCCCGCCGCTGACGCCGCCCCCGCCGCGAGTATCCTGGGTGGCGCCTCGACCGACGCCCCTACCGCCCCTACCGCCCCTACCGCCGATGGCGCTGCTGACGCTCCTGGCGATGCCGATGCCCCGCCTGCTGATGATGGTGACAAGGGCGAAGGCGGCGAGCCTGCTGAGTCGTCGGCTGAACCGTTCGAAGGACTGAAGGCGCCGGAAGGATTCGCTGCTCTGGATGAGGTTGCGCTGAACGAGGCGACGCCGATCCTGCGCGAGCTGGGCGCCGACACGCCTGAGAAGGCGCAAGCGATCATTGACAAGTTCGGCCCGGTCCTGGCTGGCATGACGGAGCGCGCCAACGCCCAGGCGCTGACCAAGATCGACGACGACCGTGCGACTCTGGTGGCGCAATGGGCGACTGAGGTTCAGGCCGACCCTGACATCGGCGGCGCCAACTACGCCAAGACGGTTCAGCTGGCCGGCACGTTCATGGACCGCTATTTCGGGCCGAAGGGCGCGAAGCCGGGCGACAACCCAGGCCGCGACTTCCTCGACGAGAGCGGCCTTGGCAACTATCCTGCTCTGGTGAAGGCCCTTGCGAAGGCCGGCGCTGAGATTGGGGAAGGCACTATTCATACGTCGGAGGCCGCTCAAGAGAAGCGCGGTCACAAGATGTATGACGACGTATTCCTGCCGCCTGAACAGCGTCGGGGGTAAAGCCGGTCCATACGTCGTGAGACGCTAGGGGCCTTTTTTGAAGCTCATACGCCGTGAGGCGATAGGAGGAATGTCATGGGTATTCGGAATGCAAGCATTCTGAGCCTCACGGATCTGGTCAACGATCAGAACCCCGACGGTTCGGCCGTCCAGATCGCGGAAGTGCTGCAACGCGCCGCCCCGATCATGGACGATATGGCGTGGAAGCGCGGTAACCTGCTGACCGGGGACCGCGTGTCTGTCCGCACCAGCAAGCCGAAGTCGACCTGGCGCCGGATCAACAAGGGCGTTCTGCCGACCAAGGGCGCCTCGCGTCCCAAGGACGAAACCGCGGCCTTCCTGGAACAGCGCGGCTCGGTCGACCGTAAGCTGGCGATCATGTCGGGCAATCCGGCTGAGTATCGCCGCCGTCAGGGCATCCCGCACATCGAAGGCATGCACGACGATTTCGTCGACTGCCTCCTGTACGGGAACGAGTTCGTCGATGACACCAAGTTCACGGGCTTCATGCCTCGCTATAACGAGCTGGCCAACGAGCAGGTCATTTCGGCGGGCGGAACGGGTTCGAACCTGCGTTCGATCCTTCTGGTCGGCTGGCACGAAGACTATGTGTCGGGCATGGTTCCGAAGAACGACCACATGGGCCTGCAGCACTTCGACGAGACGACCAACGTCAAGTTGGCAGCTGACGGCTATCCGATCGGTGACCCGATTGAAGACGGCGAAACGGCCGGCGCGACCTACCTGGGCTACCGCGACCGTTGGTCGTGGGACGTGGGTCTGTCGATCGCTGACCCGCGCTATGTCGTCCGCATCGCAAACATCGACCTGGACACGCTGAACCTCGATCCCGTCAACGGCGGCGCCTGGATCGAAGATCTGATGATCCAAGCCGAAGAACGTCTCGGCGCCGGCAACGACGTTCTGAACCGCGTCAACGCCACGTTCTATCTGCCGCGCGAACTGGCCACCTGGGCGCGCCGTCAGACGAACTTCGCCAAGAAGACCTTCATGGGCTTCACCGAGATTGGCGGCCAGCGCGTCACCGCCTTCGGCCAGATCCCGGTTCGCCGTCTGGATGGTCTGAACGTCGACGAGGCGCGCGTCGTCTGATCGTGATGGTCCCCGGTTCGCCGGGGGCTGTTTCCCTTTCCGCTCTATCTAGAGGAACAGAGCAATGATTACGGATCGTGAACTGACGTTCTCGGATCAACAGGCGATCACCGCGACCGCCAACTCGACCGATGTGGTGGCCATGACTGGCCTGCGCTTCGGCCGTGGCCAGCGTCTTCGTTTCTATGTGCAGGTCGACCAGGCCTTCACCGCTGCGGGCGCCGCCACCCTGAACGTGTCCTTGGTGCAGGCCGACAATGCCGCGCTGACGACCAACCCCGAGGTGCTTTACACCACGGGCGCAAAGGCCCTGGCCACCCTCGTGCCTGATGGCAAGAAGTTCTTCGTCGACATCGACATTCCGAAGCAGTCGAAGAACTTCCTCGGCGTGACCTATACGGTTGCGACGGGGCCGATGACGGCCGGCCAGATTACCGCCGGCCTGGTTACCGACACTCCGACGCCGCTGGATGACCAGCCGACGTACTGGACCGGACGCGGCGCCTGATGCGTTGAAGGGTGGGGCTTCGGCTCCACCCTTTCCTTTCTCTGACCCCAAGGGAGGCTGACATGGCCGATCAAGACAAGACCCCGAAAGAGACGCCCCAGGACAAGGCGGATCAGCAAATCGAAAAGAATGTCCGCGCTCAAGCGGCCAAGGACAACGCGGTTTCCGGCAAGAACGTGCGCCGCGCCCGCTTCGTCGGCGGTGTGTTCTATCCTGTCGAAGAGCTTGAGCAGATGACGCCTGAGCAAATCGAAGAGCTGGACTCCATTGCCGCGCAGACCAGCGTCGCCAAGACCACGCCGATCGGCAATCTGACCGACGACGAGCTTGAGGCTGAGCTGGCTCGCCGCAAGAACGGCGGCAAGCCGATCAAGAAACAGCTCGACCACGACGACGACGGCGCTGAAGGCGGATCCAAGACCAAGGCGCAGATCGCCAGCGAGCTTTCTGCGCTCGGTGTCGAGTTCGACGCGACCAAGAACCGCGACGAGCTAGCCGCTGTCCTGAAGGACGCCAAGGCCTCGCAGAAGAAGTAACGCTTCTCCTGATCTTGTGATACCAAGGGCGGTGACCACGGTTGCCGCCCTTTTCCTTGGGACTGACGATGACCCTATCTGCCGTACAGCTCTGCAATCTTGCGCTCGACGAGATCCCTGCTGATCCGTTGGTTTCGCTTGAGGACAACACAATCGCCGCCGCGATCTGTCGGCGCCAGTTTCCCCAGGCGTTGGGCGAAGTCATGGAGGCAGGGTCGTGGGACTTCGCCCGCAAGCGTGTGCGGCTGACCCGCATCGGCCAAGCTGACGCCCGATATTGGCGCTACCGATTCCAGATGCCGAATGACATGGCGCAGCCGCTGGCGGTGATGGCCTGGTATGACGGATACGCTGGCGAACCGTTCCTCGGCCAGAGCGATGAGTTCAGCTATGCCGACGGCGTTCTGTGGGCGCTGAGCGATGATGTCGTGCTGGAATACGTGACGAATGAGCCGGCCTATTCTGCCATGTCGAAGACCTTTGAGCGCGCGGTGGCGCTTACGCTCGCGTCTCGGCTGGCCATGCCGATCAAGCGCGACGCGACGGCGAAGAACCGCCTGATGCAAGAGGCTGAAGTTTTCCGCGACCGCGCCCTGGCCCGCTCGCTGAACAAGAACCACAACCGCTATGGCGACGACTTCATTCCGTCGGCGCTGATGGGGCATTTCGAGGCGCCTGAATGACCTTCCGCGCATCCTATCCATCTATGGCCGGCGGCGAGGTTTCTGAAGCCGTCGCCGCGCGCTGGGACGTGGCGAAGTACACGACGGCCCTATCGCTCGGCCGAAACACGCTCGGGCTTCCCCAAGGGGGGCAGTATAACCGGCCGGGCTTCCTGCTGTGCGACCGCGTTCCTGATAGTTCACAACCGGCCATCGTCCTGCCCTTCATCTTCTCCACGGGCAATGCCTATGCGCTGGAGTTCACACCTGGGCGCATGAGGGTCTATTACCGCGGCGAGCTTGTGACGCGGCCGCGCCTGACGATCACGGGCATCACGAAAGCTGCGGCGGCTGTGGTGACGGCGCCAAAGCACGGATATTCCGTCGGTCAGATCGCGACCTTTTCTGGCGTTCAGGGGATGGTTGAGATCAATGGGCTGCGCGGCGCCATCTTGGCAGTGACAGATGACACCGTGACCGTTGCGATCGACACGACGGGCTTCTCGACTTTCACCGGCGACACTGGTGGCGTGAGTGGTGATGCAGAGGGCGGGACGGGTGGGTATCCGCCGCCGCTTCCGCCTGGGGAGTATCCTGTTCCACCTCCGCTGCCGGATGATCCGCCGACGCCGCCGATCACGCCGCCCAGCGGTCCCAAGCCTGAGCTAGTTCCCGATGTCTGATCGGTGGGTAAAATGTCGATAGCAACCATTTATGAGCTGGAAACGCCTTTCGCGGCATCGGAGCTTTCATCGCTCAACTATGAGCAGACGGCCGATGTTTTTGTGCTGACGCACCTGAACCACCCCGTGCAGCGTCTTCTCCGGTTTGATCATAACAACTGGATCCTGGATGACGCTCCGATCGGCTCGCAGATTGATCCGCCTGTGGGCGTTGGCGGGACGGTGACCAATCCGCAAAGCTCGTCGTCGGACTATATCGAGACGACGAAGAGCTATGTGGTCACAGCGATCAATGACGCCGGGCAGGAAAGCCAAGCCTCGGCGTCGTGGTCGGCGCTCAATGACCTGAGCCTGAAGGGCGACTTCAACACTGTCACTTGGACCGCTCACGCCGATGCAGTTGAGTACCGGGTCTATGAGGCGCGATCTGGGGTCTATGGCTACATTGGATCGTCTAAGACCACGTCTTTCAAGGATGACAATATCCTGGCTGACTTCAGCTCTGGCCCGCCCACCTCGTTCAACCCCTTCGCCAGCAGCCAGAACCCGGCGACAGTCACCTTTCACGAAAGCCGCCTGTGGGTCGGCCGTACGCTGACGCGACCCAATGCGCTGTTCGGAAGCCAGACCGACGACATTTTCAACTTTGACAAATCGTCGCCCCTACGCGCAACCGATAGCCTGGCGCTGGCCCTTCGCGCGCGGCGCGTCAATACGATCCGCCACCTCGTGCCGATGAAAGATCTGACCGTCATGACATCGGACATGATCTTTTCGATCCGGTCGACGGAGGGCGGCGCCATCACGCCAACGGCAGTGCGGGCTGTGCCTGAAGGTCATCGGGGCGTCGGGACGTGTCGGCCGGAAGTGGTGGGCGACATCGCGTTCTATGCCTCGGTTGCGGCCAGCAGCGTCCACACGCTCGGATACACCTACGAGAAGGACGGCTATCGGGGCAACAATCTGTCGGTGTTCGCGCAGCACTTCTTTGACCGATTCCAGATCCTGGGCTTCGCATGGACCGATCAGCCGGCAAACGTGCTCTGGGCGCGTCGAGACGACGGCAAGCTGCTGGCGCTGACCTGGCAACAGGAGCAGGACGTTTGGGGCTGGACGCTTTGCGAGACTGACGGCGTGGTGGAGAGCATCTGTTCGGTTCCAGAGGTGATCGACGACACGCTCTATGCCGTTATCAGGCGCACGGTCGGCGGCGAGCAGGTGCGCTTCGTCGAGCGCTTGGCTAATGCGCCATGGAAGGAAGAAGGTTGGACCGATCTGGCTGGGTCAGTGGTGCTGGATTGTGCCGTGACGGTGGAATCCGACACGCCGTTCAACGACATCAGCGGTTACAACGAAATGGAAGGTCGCGAGGTCGTGTGCCTTGCTGATGGCGTGGTGATCCGCGGTCGAACCATTGTTGGCGGCAAGTTTGACCGGCCGCTTCCCAATCCGACCAATCGCCTCATCGTCGGCCTGCCCTATGTGTCGACGCTCCGCACACTGCCGCGCGTGGGTGAGGCGCAAGGCGTGGGTTCGACCAAAGGACGGCGCCAGTCGGTCGCCAATGCGACGATCAGCTTCATGAACACGGCGGGCTTTGGTGAAGGGTTGCTGGTCGGCGCGGGGTTGGCGAGGGACGTGAACCCGACCTATTCCCTGCCGGTCCCGCAAGAGATCATGACGCAGACGCCGCCGCCGCCCTACACGGGTTCGATCGAGACGAATGGCGTCGAAGGTTCGGACTGGCGCCGGCCGGTGGTGACCATCCAGCAGACCGACCCGCTGCCGATGGTTGTGCTGGGGATTGAGGTTGATCTGGAGACGGGCAGTTGATCCCCTGAGGGGAATCGCACCCCTGACCGATTATTCGCCTACCGGCACGTCGAGATAATCAGACTTCCATAAGCAGGGGCCAATGGAGCGGGGCGTTTATGGTCCGCCCCGCAAGACCTGGCTCCGCAGCCGGCGAGGCCGGGCGCTACTCCGGCTTGAGACCTAGGCCCTAACTCTCCCACATGGCGCGCCGGGGGTAGGGAAGTCTCTCAGTAGCAAGGGGTCTAGAGGAAATACCCCAGTGATCCCTTCGCCGTCCGAACGTGTCTGGCTTTCCACGCCGCTCGCCCGCGTATATACACACATGATGATCTGGACCGTCAAGCCCGCGCTTCAAAATCATGTCAATCGCATTGCGCAAAGGATGCGCCAGATCGACCAGATCGAATGTCGGGCGACGGGGCGCGAGCCGAAGCAGGCCCTGCGCCATTGCCTGATCGGTTCGACGCTGGCGTGGACGGTGCTGCTGGATGACAAGCCGGTGGCCATGTTCGGGGTTCTGCCGCTGTCGATCGTGTCGGGCCGCGCCGCGCCGTGGTTCCTGGCGACGGATGAGATCGAGCGCGGCGCGCGTCAGTGGGTGAAGTGGGGCGCGGGGTTCATTGCGGCCATGCAGTCGGACTTCCCACGGCTCGAAAACATCGTCAGCGTCGAGAACCGCAAGGCGATCCGCGTCTTGAAGGCGTTGGGCTTTGCGGTTGGGACTGAAATCGTGATAGTCGGAGGTGTCGCGATGGTGCGTTTTTCGAAGGGCTGACAAACGTGTGCGCAGATCCGGTAAGCTTGGCTGTGATTGCCACCGCCGTCACGGCGGGAAGCCAGCTCTATCAGGGCTATGCGGCGAAGCAGCAGGGTAAGTACGAGCAGAACGTCGCAAACGTCAACGCCAAGCTGGAGCGCGATGCGGCCTATGACGCTCAGAACCGCGGCAAGCTGGAAGAGCTGGCCCGCTGGCGTCAGGTGGCGCAAGCCCGGTCGGCGGCGACTGCGGCCTTTGCGGCGAACGGCTTGGACACGACGTTTGGAACGCCTGTCGATGTCGATGCGGATTCACTCGGCGCCGGCTATCAGGACGCCCAGACCATCCGCGAAAACTATGAGCGCGAGACGCGCGGCTATCTGATCTCGTCGGCCAACTATACGGCGCAAGGGCAGGCGGCGCGGGCGCGCGGCAACTCGGCGTTTACGTCGTCCATCCTGCAGGCTGGTGGAACCATTCTGAGCGGCGCCTCGTCGATCTCGGGCATGACGGCGGCGAAGTCCGCGACCGTTGGCGGATTTGGTCGGTCAAGCTGGGGTGGTTCGAACCTGCCGAACAGCGCGTTCAAGTGGTGATCTGAATGGCCCGTATTCCGACGATCACACAAGAGGTCGCGCTTCGTGCGCCTGGCGGTCAACGGCTCCAATCATTCGACAGCGGCGCGGCGGATAACCTCGCCCGTGGCGTCTCGGCTCTGGCTGGCGGTGTGGCCACGTTCGCCAAGGCGAAGGACGACTTTCAGGCGCGCGTTGACGAGGCCACCGCGAACGATCTGGATGCGACGTTTGGTCAGGCCGCTCGGGAGATTGAAGCGCCGTTCCTACAGGCCCAGGGCAAGAACGCCGTGGATGCGTCAAAGGCTACGCTGGAGGCCTATCAGACGACGCAGGCGAACTTCCTAGCGCGCGCCACGAATGAGCGGCAACGGGCCATGCTGAAGGGCGTCCTTGATCGGCGCATGGGCCAGTTTCAGGACCGCTTCAACGGCCACCTGACGCGCGAGACGGAGAAGTGGCAGACGAGCGCTGAGGATAGCCGCCTGGCGTCCGTGTCGGTCGATGTGGCGAACGCCCCTGTCGGCTCGGAAGAGCGCAACACGGCGTTCATGGCCCTGGGTGGTGTGCTGGATGGGATGCAGGCGCGGCGCGGCTGGGACGCTGACACGCGCAAGGCGATGGGCTTTGCGGCTGTCTCCGACATTCACGTCTCGACGCTGCAATCTCTGGTCAGCGCGGGCGACGCGACGCAGGCCAAGGAATATCTCGACACCTACGGCGAGAGCATTGATCCTCAGAAGCGGGTCGGCGTCGCGAATGCTGTGCGCGAACTGGACTATGACTATCGCGCCGAAATGCTGGTGAACGACACGTTCAAGATCGACGAGACGCCGCTTGTCGATGTGGCGCCGCAAGGCGGAACACGCGAGACGGTTCGATTCCAGCCTCCGGTTAACGCTCGCATTCTTTCGGGATTTGGCGCTCGCCCATCGCCAGGCGGTGTCGGATCGACAAATCACAAGGGCGTCGACTTCCCCGTTCCGCCGAACACGCCGACCACGGCCAGCCTGCCCGGCGTTGTGCGGATAAAGCAGGATCCAGACGGATACGGCAACTATGTCGTCATCGACCACGGCAACGGCTTGGAAACGCGGTACGCGCATCTGAACCGCTACAACGTGCGTGACGGCCAGAACGTCGGTCAGGGCGATGTGATCGCGCTGTCAGGTGGTGTGCGCGGCGCGGCCGGAGCCGGGAACAGCCAAGGGGCGCACCTGCATTTTGAGGTTCGGCGCAACGGCCAGCCGGTCGATCCGGCAACCGTGTTCAACCGCGATACGACCGTGGCGCCGCCTACTGGCAGTTCGGGCCGGCCGTCGGCGCGTGGCGTCGTGGTGACGGAGCAGGACATCACCGATTGGGCGACACAGAACAGCGGGGGAGACTGGCGGTTCCGGCGCATCCTTGAGGGCCGCGCGCGCCAGCGCCTGAACAGCGAGCGGGCTGGCCGGGCGGATGCGGAGGCCGAAGCGCAACGCGCCCTTGAGCCGTACCTGCCGGGCGGCGCCAATGAGGTCGCGGACATTTCGCAGATTCCGGCGTCGATCCGTTCGGCGATGTCGCCTGCTGCCCTGCGCTCGGCGGGCAACCAGATCGAGGCCGATCAGAAAGAAAAGGCCGGGGGCGAGAGCATCAAGACCGATCAGGGTCTGCTGATGGATCTTCTGACGGAGCGGTACACCAATCCCCAGGCGTTCGCTCAACTGCCGCTGAGCCAGCTGTCAGGCTATCTCAGCCCGTCGGACATGCGGTCGCTTCGCACCGATCAGGTGCAAATCCGCGCCCGCCCTGACACGCCAGAGAACAACCCGCGCCGCGCCGCGCTGCAAACCGCCTTGCCACAGATCAAGCGCATGGCGGAACAGGCCGGAATCAAGGTCGGTGACAAGGCGGGCGAGGACGATCAGGCGCTTTACAACGGTCTGCTGACCTATTCGCGTCAGGAGATTGAGGCTTTCGTCGAGCGCGAGGATCGCCTACCGACGCAGGAAGACATCGCCCGCATCGTGGGTCGCGGCCTCGTTCAGCGCCAAGGCGCGCGGACGGGTCTGTTCGGCCTGGGTGGGCGTGAGGAACGCTACAACTTCGCGACCATCGTGCCGCCTGCGGTGCAAACGCAGATCATCGCCCGCTATCGCGCGGCGGCGAATGGGCGTAGTCCTTCTGCTGACCAGATCAGGGAAATCTACATGCAAGGTCGTGCGCGCGGTGAGTTCCGATGAGCGATGATTTCATTGCCAACTATGCCCGCGACCAAGAGCGCAAGCGCGCCGGCGCCAGCACCCTAAACGCCATCGGCACGAACCCTGAACGAGCGGCGCGCGCGCAACGGCTGGGTCAACGCCTTGGCATTCCGCCGCAAGCCGTCATGGCTGACCCTGGCTATGAGACGCAGGCGCGTCAGGTCGAGATCGGCGCTGTGCTGGATCGTTCGCCCGCGACGGCTTCGTTCATGGCCGATCAGTCGAACGCGGAGATCGCGCACGATCAGGTTGAGGGCTTGGGTTCGCTGGAACAGATGCTGCGGCGCGGTGTGCGCGGCGGCGCCGACGTTCTCGGAAACATCGGGAAGTCGCTATATGCGGGTATTCCTCGTACCTCGGCCGGCATTGTCGGTCTGACCGAAGCCTTGGGCGACGTGACCGATGCGATCGATCCGTTCGCTGCGGCTGAGCGCGGTCTGACGGCTGCGGGTGTGCTTCGTGGTCCGACATCGGAACAGATCCGGCGCCAGACATTGCAGGCCTATCGCCAGTGGCTGATGAACCAGGCGGCGGCTTTGCGACCCCAGACCGACAATCCGCTCGCCAGCGCGGCCTATTCCGGCCTTGAGAGTGTGGTCCCGTCTATCCTCGGCATTGCCGCGACGCTGGCCTCTGGCGGTAGCGCGACGCCCGCCGCTGCCCTGCTGGCTGCTCCGGTCGGCGGCGAGGCATATGGACAGGCGCGCGACGCTGGCAAAGGCTTGGCGCCGTCTCTGATCTACGGCACGGCGCAAGGCGGCGCGGAAGCCATCGGTGAACGCATCGGCTTGGGTCCGCTGTTCGATGGCCTCAAGGTCGGCTCGCCGTTCCTTCAGACCTTCATCAAGACCCAGATCAGTGAACAGCTGGGCGAGCAGGCGACGACCGTCCTGCAGGACTTCAACGAATGGGTGACGCTGAACCCTGAGAAGACCGTCGGCCAGTTCCTGCAAGAGCGGCCGAACGCGGCGCTGCAAACGGCCATCGCCACGGCTGTCGGCTCGGCTGCGACGACGACCGGCGTCTATACCGGCAACCGGGCGACGCAAGAGCTGTTGTCGTTCGCTGATCGCCGCGCCAACGCACAAGCGTCGAAGGTCCGCGGTGAACAGTTCAATGAGGCGGCGGATGCTGCGGCCGGAAACCCGGTGCGCGAACGCTCGCCTGAACGGTTTGAGCAGTTCCTGAAGGCTGCGGCCGGTGATGAGCAGGTGTTCGTTCCTGCTGAGCAGGTGGCGTCCTTCTTCCAATCCAATCCCGAGCTGGATCAATGGATGGATGAGTGGGACATCCGCGATCAGGTCAACGCCGCCCTCGTGTCGGGCGCTGACGTAGTGTTCGATCAGTCGACCTACTTGGCGAAGATCGCCGGGACTCCGGCGCATGAGGCGTGGAAGAACGAGATCCGGCATGGCCTGGACGCCATGTCGATCCGTGAAGCTGACGAGTTTGAACGGAACGGCGAAGAAAGCCTGCGCGCCAGCTTCGACGCGGCGGTGTCGGTTGCTGAAAGCGAGGCCGCTGCGCTGGCTCCAGAGGCGCGTGTGGCTGACGATTTGTTCTCCCAGCTTCGCGCGGCCGGATATACGGCTGACGCGGCGCGTACCCAAGCGGCGCTCGCGGCCCGTGCGTTCGCTCGTCGGGCTGAGCGGTCGCCGCAACGGTTCGCTGACGCCTATGCCGCGTATGAGAGCGCCGGGCTGACGGTTCAGCAAGAGTTCCCCCAGGTCATCCGTGAAAACCTTGACCGCATCGACGTGATGATCGAGGCCCTTCGGAAGGGCCGTGCGGCGCCGACTGAGCAGCGCATGTTCGGGCGCTCTCTGATGGAGTTCCTGTCGCAAGAGGGCGGCGTGATCGACACGGGCGGCGAGCTTCAGGCTCTGGGCGCCGATAGCTGGCATCGGCCGAAACAGGGCGGGCGCGCGTTCCGTCGCCGCTTCATCCGGTCGGCTGAGCAGGGCGGGAACGCCTATGCACCGGATCAGGCCGCGCTCCGCGCCGTCGAGGCGGGCTATCTGCCGGAAGGCGCCACGGGCAATGACCTGTTCGAAGCGGTGCGCGAAGAGCTGGCCGGCCGTCCGGTCTATTCCCAGGGCTTTGAGCGCAACACGTCGGCGATCAACAATGCGGCGGCGCTGAACGAGCTTGAGCAGCTGATCTCCCAACTGGACGGCGTGACGCTGGAAAGCAGCAACGCGGAGATCAAGGCGGCGCTGGAACGGGCGGCTGCGGCGGCGCCGGGGTATGAGGCAACGGGCGAGACATACGACCAGTCGGGACGCCTGGTGACGGACAGCGAGTCGTTCCGCGCGTGGTTCGGTGACAGCAAGGTCGTGGACGCGAAGGGCCGTCCGCTTGTCGTCTATCATGGGTCGCCTGATAGGACCGGCCTCAAAGAGTCAGGAATCTTCCAGACCAATGATGAACGTGCGGTTGCCGCTGGTTTTTTGAACGCTGCCGCTTGGGGCGCAAGATCAAGGTCTGAAGCTGCCTACTTTTTCACACCCGACAAGAAGGCGGCAAGTAGCTATACGGACCCGCGCCGCTCCATTTCTCGCGACGAAAAAGATCCGGGTTTGGTGCCGGTGTATTTGTCGATCCAAAATCCTGCTGAGGTCGATTGGAAGGGGGAGCGTTGGAGAGGGACTGAGGAGGCCATCGCAAAGGCGAAGGCCGATGGTCACGACGGAATCATCATCAGGAATGTTCGTGACCACTGGCAAAGTGGTGTCATCAAGGGTGACAAACCGCACATGGTTGCGGTCGCTTTCAATCCAGAGCAGATCAAAAGCGTCGATAACCGTGGCACTTTCGATCCTAACGATCCGCGCATCCTGTATCAGGGCACCGGAGAAGGCCGTCCTAATCGTGGCGAAATCTGGCTGAACAAGCGCGGCGCCGTCATTCGCCTGTTTGAGGCCAGAGATCTTTCGACATTCCAGCACGAGTTCGGACACCTGACGCTGGAAATGATGCGTGAGGACGCCCGTGACCCTGATGCTTCGCCGGAAGTCCTGGCTGATATGCAGACGGTCCTTGATTGGTTCTCACGCGAGGCTGGTGAAACGATCACGGTGGATAACATCGGTGTCGATCAGCACGAGCTTTGGGCGCGCGGGTCGGAACGCTATCTGATGGAAGGCAAGGCGCCGTCGCTGGCGCTGCGCGACGTGTTCCGCACCTTCTCGACCTGGCTGAAGTCGATCTATCGCACGGTGCTGAACCTGAATGCGCCGATCACCGATGACGTTCGCGCGGTCATGGATCGCCTGCTGGCGAGCGATGCGGAGATTGAACAAGCGCGTCAGACGATGGGGGTTGAGGCCGGGTTCGAAACGGCTGAGCAGGCGGGCATGACGGGCGCTGAGTTTGAAGCCTACAAGGCCCGCGTTGAGCGCGCGCGCCGGGACGCTGAGGATTCGGTAGTTGAGCGCGTCACCCGCGCGATCCGCCGCCGCGTGACGGCCGAATGGCGAACGGCTGAGGATGAGCTTCGGCCTGACGTGATCGCTGAGGTCGACGCCATGCCTGACGTGGCTGCGATCGAATGGCTGGTCGCGTCGAAGCAGGGTCTGACCCGTGAGACGGTCGTCGACATGCTGGGCGACGAGGCCGGCATCGCCATGCTTCCGAAGCGCGTCCCGCCGATCGTGCGCGATAACGGGATGCACCCCGACGAGGTTGCGGAGATCGTCGGCTATCGGAACGGCCACGAGCTGCTGAACGCGCTGATGGATTACGAGGCCGAAAAGCGCGCCTTGGTGGCGGGTGGCGACAAGCGTTCGGTGCGTCAGGCGCGGATCGACCGCCTGCTGATGGAGCGGATGCTGGATCGCTACGGCGACCCGCTCAATGACGGCTCGATTGAGCGTGAAGCCCTGGATGCCCTGCACAGTGACCGACGATCAGAAATCTTGGCTGCGGAGCTGGGCGTTCTGGCTCGGCGCTCTGGCAATAATCCGTCGCCCCTGTCAGCTATCAAGGATTGGGCGCGCGGTCTGGTTGGCGGCCGGCCGGTTCGTGAAGCGCGGTCGGGCAAATATCTACGGGCTGAGCGCACGGCGGCAAGCGCGACGCAGAAGGCGCTTGCGGCGGGCGATCGTCAGGAAGCCTTCAAGCAGAAGCAGGCGCAAACCCTGAACGCGGTCCTCTATGCGGAGGCGTCGCGCGCTGAGCAATACGTCGAGACGGCGGTCGCGCGGCTCAAGCGCCTGTCGGGTCGTGTGCTGTCCATCGACATCGACTATCGCGACCAGATCGAAAGCCTGCTGGAGCAATACGATCTGCGCGAGGTCAGTGGGCGCCAAGTTCAGCGGCGTCGGTCCCTGCTGGAGTTCGTGAACGAGCGGCAAGAGGCGGGCGAGCCGGTCAATGTCCCGCCTGAGCTTTTGGCCGCGGCGAACAAGACCCACTATTCAGAGCTGACCGTCGACGAGTTTCGTGCGCTCGACGAGGCGGTTCAGCACCTGGCGCACCTCGGCCGGCAGAAGCGCAAGCTGATCGTGAACGGTGAGGAACGCGATCTTGACCGCATGGCTGATGCGGCTTGGACATCGGCCCAGGCTCTGCCCGATGTGAATGGCGCCGCCATCGCTGGATCCGCCACGTCGTGGCAAAAGGCCGTCCGCGTCGGCGCGCAGTTCGAAGCCTCGCTGGTTAAGGCGCAAGAGTTCTTCCGGCTGCTGGATGGTGGCGCGCAGGATGGTGTGTATGCGACCGTTCTGGACAAGCCTGGTCAGGAGGCGGCCGCGCGCAAGGTCGAACTGTCCGAAATGGTTTGGCGTCCAGTGATCGAGGCTGAGCGCGCGATCCCGAACAGCGTCAAGAACACTTGGACCGACACGCTGAAAGGCCATCCACTGCGGAATCCGCAAACGGGTGAGCCGGTCGAGCTGAAGCGCCGCGACTTGATTGGCCTCGCCCGCCACACCGGAACGATGTCGAACTTCGAAACGATGTCAAAGGGCTGGGGTATCGTCGCTCAAGATGCTGACGCCTTTGCGGTCGCCGGCGCGCGGGACGCCTTCATCGGCTGGCTTGACGGTCAGATGGACGCCACTGAATGGCTGTATGTGCAAGCGCAATGGGACGCGAGCGAGAGGTTGCGGCCCCTGTATTTCGCGGCGGCGCGCAAGGTCGAGGGCTTTGAACCGGATGCGGTGGAAGCCGCGCCTCTGCCGGTCACGTCGGCGGGTCCGCTCAAGGGCGGCTATGCCCCGATCAGCTATCACCCCGACTATGATGCCAACGCGCAGAAGCGTGAGCAACGGGATGCCGCGTCGATCTTCGGTGATGTGATGGCCTCGGGGCCGCGCCCTGACAACGGCGCCACGAAGAGCAGAACGGGCTATGTCGGCCCGGTGAAGATCGCTCTTGAGGATGCGCGGTACGCTATCGAGAAACAACTGACGTACACCGCCTACGCGGAGTATGTGACGAACAGCCTCAAGTTCCTGCGTCATCCGCTGGTTCGTCAGGCGATGATCGCGAAGCTTGGCGTCGAGGCGTACAACACGTTTGAACCGTGGATCGCGGGTCAGGTGCGGGATGAGTCCGTGGTCGATCCTTCGGCGCATCCGATGGTGAAGATTGCTCGTCAGGCTCGGTCGAACATGACGGCGGCCGTCCTGCTAGGTTCGTTCACGGTTCTGGCTGCTCAACCGGGCGGCCTGGCGCAATCGATCGTCCAGAACGGTCCTGTGCGGATGGCCAAGGCTGTCGGCAATGCCATTCGTCTGGCGGCCGGTCGCAACCTCTATCCCTACGTCACCGGCCTGTCGGACTTCATGCGCCTGCGCGTGGAGCAGGGCGATCTTGACCGCGACTATCGACTGGCCATGCAGCGCGCTCAAGGCGCTGATGGGCTAAAAGAGCGCGCTTTGGTGATGAGCGGCAAGGCGATTGCTCTGGTCGACTTCTATCTGGTGTCGGCGCCGACCTGGCTGGCGGCGTATGACCGCGCCCTGGCTGACGGCAAGGACGAATCCACGGCGGTCTATCTGGCCGACAAGGCGGTTCGCATCACCCAGGGCGGCGGGCGGAACATCGACCAATCCGGCATCATGCGGGCGAACGAGGTGACGAAGATGGTCACGTTCGCTTACGGCTGGAGCAACGCCCTATACAACATGCAGCGAGCTTCGATTGCCGACTTCAAAAACGGCAATGATCGTATGCACAATGCAATCAGGCTTGCGGCCGTTCTGGTTCTCCCTGCCCTGTTTGACGCCGTTCTGTCTGGCGACACGCCTGACGCTGGCGATGATCCAGAAGAGGCCATAAAGAACAGTGTCGGGTGGTTTGTTCGAAACGTTTTCTTTGGCGCCTTTGCTGGTGTTCCCGTTGTTCGCGACATTGCCGGTGGTGCTGAGCGTCTTGCTCAAGGCAAGTTTGTCGGTTCTTTGGGGCAGACGGCGCTTGGCCGTTTGTCGGATAGCGTTCTCAAGTTGGGGATCGACGCATGGGCGGCGGTCGATGATGACCGCGAGGTCAATCGGCGCTGGCCTTCCCATGTCATCAACGCCACCGGGCTTGCGCTTGGTCTTCCTGGAACGTCCCAGGTCGCAAGAACGACCAACTACATTCAGGATGTTAGGGACGGAGAGCAAAACCCTGACACTGTTCTGGACTGGATTACCGGCCTGCTGAAAGGTCCGCAAGAAAATCAGGAGTGATGTTCTGCGCGTCGAGGCATGACGCCCCATAATTTAACTTCCGCTTTCAGTCTCGCTTCGTTGGCTTCTTCGGCCGTGGAGAATGACCCTAGATAATGCCGCTCTCCCTTGAAAGTAATCTTGGCAAGGTAGCGGCCGTGTTTGTTTTTCCATACCCCCAAGTATGGGGACGTGGTGTTGTCGGCGCGCGGGCCAGATCGGTTGCAAGCGTTTTCTGTCCCGGTGACGTAGCGCAAGTTCCCGCGGCGACAGTTAAGCCCGTTTCCGTCGATGTGATCGACCACAGGATCAGATGGAGAAGCCTTCATCACCGCCCGATGCAGAAGGATTGACGGTCGCTTGCCTTCAGCGTTTTTCGGGAACGAGCGCCGGGCATAGACTGTTCCCTTGGCTGGCATCCCGTGAGCATACCAGCTATGCAAAGCCAGTTCGGCGTCCTCATCATCAATGAGAGCGACGTGACCTTTGGTCAGTTGGATTTCGATTGTCATGCTGGGTTTTTCGCATACCAAGTCGGCACGGTCAACGCGGGTGACTATGGCCACAACTTGCTGTAATCGTAGAGAACGCTGAGGGAGTGGAACGTGCGCGTCGCACCTCGAAAACTTTTAGAGAGGGGCGCCCGGTCGACGGGTCGTCACGCCACCGGACGGAGGGCGAGGGTGACTGATCGTCGGCAAGAGCTTGGACGCCACTATCTCCAGCCTGGATCGCCCGCCTACAAGGCGATCAAGCAGGCGATTGAAGATCAGGGCATCCGCACGGAAGAAATCTTCGACCGCCTTGAGAAGCGGATTGACCGGCTAGACCGCGACATCGCGCGCGCCGATCAGAGTCAGGATCGGCTTGCAAACGAGCTGGTCGAAATGCGCCGGGACGTGGGCGAGCTGCGGGACGCAACGCACATTGCGGCGAACCGTGCTGCTGGCGAGGCGAAGAACGCGGCCGACACGATCGTGAAGACCGTTCAGAAAAAGTGGTGGGAGCGGTGGCAGGCGTGGGCTGTCGCCTTCGTCGCTTTCGTCGTATTCTACAAGAACGTCGGCATCTTGGCGCGCGACATGACGGCCTTCTGGCGCTTCATCATCGGGCCAGATCCGGTGGTTCAGACCGAAAAGAAGGGTGAGGCGAAGTGACCGACGCACCTGTTCAGCCGCCCGCGGCCCGCTTTGAGCGGGTCGTCGCCGCGCTCGGTGCGCTGGCCCGCCCGTATGTGCTGTACGCCTCGGCGACATCTGCGGCTATTGCGACCGTCAAGCTGGGGTGGTCGGACACGGCCTTGATCGAGAAGTCGGCCTTTATCGGCGCGGCCTGGGCTGGCGTGGCTGCGCTCTACGGCGCCAAGGCGCTAGAGGAGCGCGGAAAGGCCAAGTCGGAGGCTGCGGTTCAGATTTCGCAGACGACGGGGACGGGGGTGGCGCCGTGAGCCAAGCGAGCGAAAATGAAGCCTTCGTTCGCGAGTTTCAGCGCCGCGTCGGCATTGGCGTCGACGGCTGGGCTGGCAAGGGAACACTGACAGCCCTTGATCTCATCCTTCCGGCGCCTGCCGTGGTCAAACGCGCGCTGAAGGATCCGGCCGCGTTCTTCGCCAGCGTCAGGGAATCGTTCGGCTCGTTGAAAGACCCGAAACAGGTCGAGGGCTTCAACGTCCTGCTGGATGCGATGGCAGGCTGGCCTATCACATGGGTAGCCTATGGTCTGGCGACGGCCTGGCACGAGACGAACAAGACCATGCAGCCGGTGGCTGAGGCCTATTTCCTCGGCGCCGGCGCTGAGGCGTGGCGCAAGGCGAACCTGCGTTACTGGCCCTGGTATGGGCGCGGCTATCTGCAAACGACCTGGGAGGTTAACTACAAGCGGGCCGACGACGCGCTGGGCTTGGGCGGGAAGCTGCTGAAGAACCCTGACCTGATGCTGACGGCTGAAGTCGCGGCGCCGACAATGGTGCGCGGCATGGAAGAGGGATGGTTCACGACGCGCAAGCTGGCCGACTTCGCGCCTCGCGACTACAAGG